ACAGTGGCAGTTCCAGCAACTCCAGCAAGTGCTTTAGCACCGCCAGCTGCTATGCCCCATTCTTCACCAACCTGACTGAGATTCTCCAAAGTCTCTTGACCAAACTCACGAAACTTCTCAAATCCGGTTCCAGTCTTACGAGCCTCTTTGAGTTTTTCATCAATAGCCTCATCACGAGCTGTACCTATGACGGCACCAGTTATATCGTTAGCCGCAGCCAGTTGTGGGTATCCCCATGACTTAGCTACTTTCATCTTATCAAGCGGAGTTGATACAGAGTTTACTGCGTCCATTGCGGCTGACAATTGCTGTTGGCCATCCATTTTTGCTAACTCTACTGGATCTGGTAGCGGAAGGGCTTTGAGCTCTTCAGAAGCTCCCGGCCCAGCAAATACCTGAGACATAGTTTTTAGAAAACCACCAACACTCTCAGGTCTTTCGGCAAAGCCTTGTACTTGAGAACCAGCTGCACTAATTAAGCTAGCAGTTTCTGTAGTGCTCAAGTTAGCTTGCTGTAACCTTTCCCTTATTCCACGAGACTCAGCTGCGCCTAGTCCAGCCATACGTGCAGCTACATCTTCCCCAATAACCGATTTAGTAGCAGACTCCACAGCCGAACCCAGTTCACCAAGAACTTTAATTGCTCCCTTGCCAAACTCGCCAACGTCACTAGAAGCTTCACGGAAAGATGTGGCTAGCTCATCAGCAGCGTCAGCAGCAGCCTTATCCGCAGCAGCTTTATCGGATGCAGCATCCTCACGAATCTTATTAGCAGATTCGGCAGCAGCAGCAGGGTCACTCTCTTTCCACTTACGACTTTTGGCAGCATTTTTGTTGGACTCATCTTGTTCAAACATGCGAACCATTTCATCGCCTAAGCTATCTCCAGTTGTCTGTCCAGTAGGTCGTCCGCTATCTTCTGCGACAGCACTTAGTGGTGATTTGCCTCTGCCAGATAGGTTACCTTGAGTAGCCATCTTTTCTGCATACGATATTGCATCTTTTTCTTTTTCTATCTTACGTTTATATGATTTACTTTGCCCACTATCACTGGACGAACTAGCTGGTCTTGCCTTCATCTCTTCCTCCAGAGCTTTTAGCATATCGCCATTTGATATAGTACCTTCAATTGCTAGGGCAGATCTGCCAGCTTCAATTATATCAGCTTGCATTTCTTTATCAGCTTGAATTAACTCGTACTTATACTCATTAGTCTCCCTATCTAGTGCAAAGAAGTGAGTTTGTGATTCTCCAGATATGGCCATTTGTAGTTGGACTTGCGGGGTATAGTTTTTGATAGCATCCCTCATACCACCTTCGCCTAAGAATTTTAGCTCTAGCAATCCAGCTGATTTACCAGACTCATCAAATAGTTGGCCATCTGGGGTAGCACCAAATCCTGGTAATCCTTTATTGGCTCCATCAATAAAGTATGACTCACGGTACGACAAACCCTTACCTTCAGTGGCAAGGAAAGTATCACGAACTTTGTCTTCGTAATTAGTTCCCATTACAGTGTAAGCATTTGAAATATCTAACTGTAGTTCAGCCACCTTCCTAGCTTCAGGATTTTTAATTTTAGAAATCAATCTCTTCTCAGCCAACTTGTGAGCAACACGCATATCACCTTGCCCCACATTCATAAGCATCGGTGCAATTGAGCCAGTCACTTTGCCTGCACGTTGTTCGTGCCACTCAGCAGATCTTTGCTCACTTGGGCTGTCAAATTGAGTTGAAGCATCATACCTTTCTAGGTCGGTCTGCCATGGGCCCATTATAGGTTGGTCAGGACTTTCATAAAGCTCTTTAGCACGTTCTACATAGACATCTACTTCTGACAGCGGTCTTTCACCATACATGCCACCTCTGTCGGAACCTTTACCGATATTGGTAGAAATATCCAAAGACATTTCACTGGCTTCAACTTCAGTCGAAGCAGCATCCCACTGCATCCCCTGTATGGCAGCTTCGTTCCTAAGATTACGATCATCAGCATACTCTTGATTAGTCCCACTTAAGGATATAGAACTTCTTCTTTCTGTGTTGCTCCACGCTAGGTCGGTTTCAGATAGCATATCTCTTCGAAGAGTTTTACGCAACCCACTTACCTTACTTTTAAGCTGACCTATTTCGTAATTCTGAGTCTTTAACGGGTTTTCTAAATCCCAATTAATTGGCGCAAAAGTATTTGAAACACTGCCAGCTTTTCTGGCCAGTTCCCAGTGTAGCCTGTTTTCTTTTTTGTTAGGATTAAACTCATCTGGGTTTATACCATAGGACGTTAGTTGTGCATCAAACTCTAACCCAGTCCATGCAGCAGTCTGGTTCCTATTACCACGCATTGGCCTAGTAACAATAAGTCCTGGGGTTTTCATCTCATTAGGTAGGGGCAGGAATCTATCCTTACTTGCAGTCATATCCTGTTCAAGTAAGAATTTAGTTATTTCATTTACAGCTTGTTCCCTACGCCCACTATAGCCCGGAGCTTTTCTAGCTCTTTCAGTAAAGTAGTGTTCATCTACTATCTCCCCAATTTGAGAGAAGGCTGAACCCATTTGCTCTTTGTACTCTGCTTCCTTTTCAGATGGTTGCCCATCTATAGATAGAAAGTTTGTGTGTTCTCTGGCACCTGCTCCACGCTCTACCATCTCCCTAGTGGTAGTGCTAAGGAATTTGGTGGCCATTGCAGCTGCACTAGCAGGAAGTGTGTAGGGTTTTTCACCAGTTACACTGCCATGCATCGCATCTGCGACAGGAGTACCTAGCGGACGCGTGAGTCCAGTGTCTGTTACATAGGTGCCAACTCCTTTTCGAACTTGACCCCTAGAGTCTACGTAGGTTCCAGCAACAGCATACCCAGCGGGGTCAATACTACGTACAGTACTGGGTTGCATTACACCAGTTGGGTCAAGGTCTCTTGCAATTCGGGCAGGATCTCGATCTGTCATTATCTTAAAATCTTCAACCGTTTCTTCAAGTTTTAATTGCGCCGCAACATCACTGGAAGCTATTTGTCCAGACAGTGCAGCTCCTACTGTAGTAAGCATATTAGTTGGCAACTGCTGTATATAGCCAGTTTGCAAATCGGCCATAGTAGCCATCCCTACTAGCTCTAAGTTTACAAACTTAGCAGCTTCCTCATCCTTGCGTATCATCTCTTGCGCTACGCCATAAGCACTGCCATGGTCGGCTTTTACTTGAGCCATGAACTCTGCATCGGAAAGCTCTTGTCCTATGTCTCCGCCTTCATCAATTTGGAAACCTTCTAAGTCTCCATCGTTATAATCGTCGGAAGACCCATAGGCATTACCTTCTAGGCTATAGTCGTCATTTCCCCAATCGTCCATAGGTCATCCTCTCTAATTAATGTTGTTGTATTGGTTCGGGTGGTGGTTGATTTTGATGACTTCTTATTTCAATAATCTGGTGCATCATCTCAATATCATATAATGTATAGGTGCCATCACCTAATTCTTTTAAGTTACACATAGGTGGATTTACTAGTAAAGGTCTTATTAGATAGCCGTTCAACTCTGGGTATATGTTATTATAGTCTATGGGCAATCCTTCACTCTCTCCAGAATTCATTTGTTTTGGGAGTGAGCCTTTGCTAAACCTGATTCGAAAAAATCATTAAACTGGCTATGCATAACGTGTGCAAACAATTCAATTATTGTTGCCATACCTAAGTCATCCATAGATGATAGTGTAATCTTCTCACCATCTATGCGGGCTTGTTGTGTAAAGTGTAGTACTAAATCTGTGCTAGTAATGGGATCATCAGAACCCATGACTGCCAACATTGCTGCTGGAACATTAAGGGTTGATATGTTTATTACTTCGTCTTGGCCAAGGTACTTGCAAGCTTGAGTTAAGTTCTCAAACTGAACCTTAGCAGACCAATTTGGTATGTATATTTTTCTGCCATCTTCTAGATTGCTTGAATATCCTTCGGACATTTTATTCTCCAATAATTTAATAGCCCTGTACACAGGTGTGCATACAGGGCCAATAGGTTACAGTGATTCTACATCGCCACCAATTTCACGCTTGAATACCATATCTTGGAAAGTTAGAACCCAAGTTACAGTGTTCATGGTCTGACCACGAGACATGGCAGGCATCGCAAGGATAACTCCATTCTTCATAGTCACAGCATCCTTACCCATGTTATCCGTCATCTTAGCTTGGATAGGTGTGATAAGTTGACCATCTGCATCAGCTTGTTGCTGAAAGTAGTCTGCCCAATCCTGAAGATATTTGTTTTCAGGAGCGTTCATAAGAACGGGGAATGTTAAATCACCTGCACGGATACGTTGCATGTTTACAACCATATCACCGTAAGCACCGAAAGTGGTAGTAGCAATTGGTGCTCTACGCATTGCAGTGATTAGACTTTCGCCTGTTGAGAATCCTTCAATCTTAAATGATGCTGGGTTCTCATCTGGACGACCTGGGTAATCAGCTTCGATTACTAGGTCGACATTAGCAAAACTATATTGATACATAGTTAGTTCCTTTATAAATAACTACCCAGTTGAGCATCATTGAGAGGCTTGGGTAGTATGATTAGATTACTCTGAGAATTGACCAGAAACACTTACTTCATGTAGGGCACCAGCACCAACCATCTTAAAGCTAAGACCGTTATAGATTCGGTTACCCTTATCGCCAGCAGGTGTGTCAGCTAGTGATACAGATTCTACGATAAAGCCTTCAGGCAAGTATGTGCCATCAGGTAGGTAGCCTGGAGCAGCTAGTCCGTTACGGATAGCGGCAGATAAGCTACGCTCTAGAACAGCAACAGCAGTGTTAATACCCACTTGAGTGTATGGAATCTTAGTGTTGTTTACATACAGTAGGTTAAACATGTCAGCTTCACAACGAGCTTCTAACCACATAAGTCCGTGAGTAGTGTCGAGCCATGAGCCAGATGCCATACGAGAGTCAGTAAAGGCATTAACAGTCTTACCAATTTGAACTACGGCAGAGCAGAAGTTTGCTCGCATGTTGTCAAACTCGTTAGAGGTTAGGTTTTCGGCAGATACACCGGGCATCTGTTTCAAGTTTAAGGTAATGGTAGAACCAATAGATGAGAAGTTTACAGAGGCAGCTCGACCAAATACAGAAGCACTTGGGTACGCACTCTGATCCCGACTAAAGGTAGTCAGTGAGTAGCGGTATGTAAGGTCTTTCAACTGTTTGGCGATACCTGTGTGGCCACTTGTCAATACGCTAGTATCGTTTGTAGTGTTGCAGAATATCTTCTTACTGGCTTCAGCAAATGCGGCAATATCTGTAGTAACTGTACCAGAATCATCTCGCCACTTCTTGTTAGTAACTAGCCCAACAAAATCATGACCTTCGGATTCGATAACACTTAAAGCTTGGGCAGGAGTTTCTGCATCAACACCATTACTTACTTTAGCTTGATGTCCAGCTAATCCTAAGTCAGTGTGTGCAGCTACGTCACCTGTGGCAGCTACTGCGGTACTTGAAGCACCAGACGTATTACCTACAATAACAAATTGATAGCCATTGTGTGTAAAGGATGTGCTAGGTATTGAAGCCTGTAACAGACCTTCTAATACTGTTGCAACTTCACCATACGAAATTGCAGAACTAAAGTCTAGCTCAGCTTCAGACATAGTTACTTCTGTGCTATCTACAGTAAATACTAGTTCGCCTGCACCTGATCCAAGACCTGTGTAGGTGTTTACTAAATAGTCTAGGGTAGCAATAGAGCCACCAACTATTGAAGGTGCTTGGGCAGTTTCATAGCAAACCATAGCTACGAAATCAGTTGGGGTTGGTGTCTGTGAATAAAAAGCTGTTGCGGCTTTGTACACTTCAGAGTCTGCATCCCAGTCTGCACCAACGCCAGCGATACTTGAGTATGCGCGTGTACGTTCAGCAGGCAAGATTTCTGAACCAGTTTTAACATCGTCAGTCTCGTCAGTAAGGAAGCCCAGAATGCCGAAGTTACCAGCAGAAACTCCAACAGGAGAAACCGAGATAGAGACATTAGCGAATTCAGTAATTTCAATCGCCATAATTGTATTCCTATTAAGTTTGATTTATTTGAAATCCAAGTAAGTATTCGTTCAACTGCTCGTCATAGAATTTACCGCCTATGTTAAGCTGCTGTATATTATCGACTACTTCCTCAAAAATACGAGTTGTATACATTTCTACTGAGAAACCTTTTCGGTATTCCCATTCTTTTTCTAATTTTGCATCTTCACTTGATACTGTGGTGCATCGAATAAAACCATATCCAGAATCAATCATTACGGCTTTCATAGCTTCAGTAGTCCAGCCATGCATAATTTTAGAGCTTGGTATTCCTGTGGTATCAACTACCCCAATCCTAAACCGAAGCTTAACAGGGCTATATATTCTGTAAGTAGTTGTATCATTATCCTGAGCATGCACTACCGATTTTGGAATACCCACTTGGTACTCTTCAATAACTCTTATGTGTGCAAACTCACCGTTAGGCTTTTTAGCATTGTTTTGGCGAGCAGGGTATGAGAACTTAGGTATACCAACCATAGTATCAACCATAGTTTGCATAACAAGTACGTCAGCTTGGTCAGGTGTCATGGTTGCCATTCTTCAGACCTCTCTAGTATGTAAGAAAAGAATCCGTATACCTCTTCATCAGATCTTTGCAGTATATTAAAGTACTTACCAGCATATCCAACTTTGTCACCAATGTTCAATTCATATGTATCAACAACATAGAGTGTACGGTAGTCGCTAAAACGTGATCCACCATCTTCTACACGAAGTGCTTCGCCTTCTTCAAATTGTGAAAACTTATTACCAGCTTTAATGACTCCGTAAATCTCTGAAGACACTTTAGATCCTTCAACCCAGTGATTGTTTTGGTCGTATGAACCCTCTTCAATATTATACCTAGTCATTGCTGTTAGCATTTGAGCATCAAACGCTTCTTGCATTTGCATAGCCATTAAACACCCCTTGGGCCAACTAGACATATCTTACGATAGTTCCAGTATCTTTTCCCATAAGATGTACTAAGCAGTTCATCTGTCCTTGGTAAAGATTCGCCTATAGCTTTCTTTATAACTACGTCATCAACTTCTTTATGATTAACTGGGGCCAGTATTCCAGAGTCCCCTCGCTCAGTAAACTGTGCAGCAACTAGGAAGTGTGCTGCATAGTACTGGTGTGCAATGTCATAGAAGTCGCGCCATTTTCCTGGACTAGACATTAGTAGTGCAGCATCATCCAAGAACAATTGGATTCGGGCATCAGCTACGGAAGCGAACTCCGGAAACCTTGTTTTAAAATCAGTTACACTTGCCATTATTACTTACCTTCTTTGTCTTTGTTTTTAAGCTTCTTGCTAGATGGCTTCTTCAGTTTTGCAAGTACGGCTTCAGCAGCAGATAGTTCAGCAGCATCAGCTTTTTCTTGCTCTTCTTTAGTCATCTTAGGAGCTTCAACCAATTTTAGAGATCCATTTTCAATATAAGCTTTAGCTTCATAAGAATATGGTTCCCACTCTTTATCAGACATTTCAATTGTCGCACCTGATGGGATTTCCAAAGATGCTACAATACCCTTAAAACCTGTCTTACGGCGGGCGTGGATAATGGTGTTAAATGGTAGTTCGGATTTAATTTTCATAATTACTCTTCTCAAATAGTTGGAACACCTAGTGCAGCATCAAGGATGTGCAACTGTTGCTCTTTCATAATTTTGACATTCTCGTCAATTCGGATCAGCATGTCATCCATCTCAATAACTCTTGTATTGGTTTGTTCGTCATGCCTTTGTTGTTCTTGTAGTACGGCTTGTGCTTCTTGAACCTCGAACAGTCCCACCTGTACCCCAACAACTAGGATACAGAGGGCTGCTACAATAGCTTCAAGAGGCTTCTTCATGAGTAGTACAAATAAATCTACCATGATTAGAACCTCCGAAAGTATTAGGTATTAAATACCGCTGTAGTGACGCACGGCAGCAGGACGAATCATTTCAACGCCAGCAAATCGGCCATAGCAGTTTACTTCAAACTCTAAACCTTTCAACTGAATAGGCAAGTGCATGTAAGGGAATGGTTCACGAACACGCATGTTGTCTGAACCTTCTGCAACAACAGTAAAGCCTTCGTAGCCGTTACCAACTGCAAATGCGTCAGTCAAAGAAGCAGGGTTAGGATAGATTCCTTCAAGCTCATTGATGTCTTTGATTTGGTCAGCAGAACTAACGAAATCATTGTTATTTAAGAACCACTGCATCAAAGAAGTATCATTCAGATCAGAACGTGGAGTGTTCATTAAGAACTGCTTGTTACGTGGGTTCATATAGATAGCAGATGGACGGAAGATCTGCTTAGTACCAACATACATGTCAACTAAGGCAGAAGTCAAGTCAGCGATGATTTCATCAGGAGTCTTGTTACCGCGCCAAGTTCTGTCGCCACCAATAGCTGAATCTGCAACAGCAGAACGGCTAGCAGTTAAGCAAGGTGCGCCAACTGGGCCATCGAAGAAGCCGTGTAGGTTATCAGCAGGAGAACCAAAGAAGATGATCTGGTTTACTTTCTCTTCGTAAGACTTGCGAGTAGCTTCAGCTTTACGAGCATCAAGAGGCATGCCAACAACTTTAGCTGCTGCAATTTCCTGACGAGAGTATCCAAATGCGTTACCTAGAGTACGTACAGAAATGCTGTATTCTTTACCGTCGATGTCACCACGAGGCAAATCAGTTGCTTTACCAGCAATGATTGCAGTCTCGCCGCGCTTATCATAGCTACGGTAAGTAATAGTGTTAATGCCTTCACCGCCTTCGGTGTTAAGGGCAAACAAGGTACGGCCTTTCAGTTCTGGGTAAAGAACGTCATAGCTTGAAGCTTGAATGTATTCAAGTTGACGTTGGAAGAATACGCCTTCGTCATCAGATAGTTGACCTTGGTTTACAATAAACTCAACGGCATCGTTCATTTCAAAATCGACCATTGGCTCACCAGTTAATAGCTCGCGAGTGCTTTCGTCGATAGCATATGCTTTTACTGTTTTCATTTTGTATTTCCTATTAGAAATTTATTCTACTAACTAGATCGACCTAGTTAGCGTGTATTAAGAACCGAATTTAAATTAGCCGTTTACGATGTCTAAACGTACTTTCATAACATTAGCTTTGGCACTAGTGTCACCAGAAGGAGCTGCATTAGCTTCTTCAGCAAATACGTTAGTACATGCTACAATGTTACCAGCAACTGCGTCTTTAGAGAATTCACCAGTTACGGTATCAACGTGCAGGGCTTCACCAGCTGCGATAGCTGTAGAACCAGTAAGTTTAATGTACAAGTAGCCTTGACGGATAGTTGATACAGACTCAGTGGTGTAGTATTTAGTGTCATCGCCAGTAGAAGGTCTTGAGCCAGCTTCGTGGTTGTATTCACGTTGTGAGATAGCAAACACATCGCCATCAACAGAACCAACAGCTACGCCGCGATCAACAGTAGCAGCATCACGTTTTAGTGCTTTACCAAAACCAACTTCAGCAGAAGTTAAGACACCAGTTTGAATAACGCGAGGGCCAGAATCAACTAAGTCGCCAGCGTAACCGTTGGCAGTATATAGATCAAAAGATTGGATAGTCATTAGACAATTTCCTTAATAGTTTAGTAGTATGGTAGCTAATTACTTCGCAGAGCGAGCAATTGACCGTTTACGAGCTTCAGCAACCTTATCAACAGGCTTAGCTTTAACATTTGTGTTATCCGCTAACTCTTGTGATTTAAGTAACTTACTCATTGGAGTTTCGCCTTTGGAAGCATCAACTAAGATTTCAAACATGGCTGAAACATAAGCCTCGCTCTTACCTTCGAAGTCTTTCTCTGGCATTTGGTCTTCAACGACCATACGTTCTATCTGAGCAACAGTCTTATCCGAAACATCGCGGATGTCTGCTATCAGACGAGCATTTTCAATAGCTGAACAACGAGCAACTACACTTTCTTCAGCAGCAGCTTTGGCATCAGCTAGTTCAACTTTTACAGATTCAAGAGCTACGTCAGAAGCTTCAACAGCTTTCTTCAGCTCATCAACAAGTGATGTTTGTGTGGCAGCATCTTCCAATGCGACCTTTAACTCTTCTTCCTTAGTAACTAAAGCTTCTTGAACATCAGCAAGAACAACTTCAACTGTTTCAACTTCAGCTACTTCAACTTCAACTGTTTCAACATCAACTGATTTTAAAATCTCCTCATCGGCAACTTCAATTGCTTCATCAGAAATGCGACAGCTTGCGCCAGCACGTCCCTTTTCAACAATTGCAATGTGATTAGCACGAATGTTTCTTTGGTAGAATTTACCATCAACATCTTCTATATCACATAGGTAGCCAGCTGACAATTCCTGAGTACCAGCTTCTAAAGCATCAATAGCTTCTTTTGCTGTAAGTACAAGTGTGCCGCCCAAG